ATAAAGGCTCCCGGTTAGACTGTAACAGGCTGTATGAGATTGAATTAAAGAAAAAACAACTAGAAGTAATGAAGCTACAACAGGAAATTAACAGGTTGCGTGAGTTGGGTAATGACTTATCGTTTGAGAATTAGGAGAAGATTATGGCTGAAATGGAGGTAGGTGGTGTAAAGTTTTCTGGCTTTGGTAAGATTGGTATTGCAGTCACAGCATTAAGTACACTGGCTGGTTCGGCCTATGTAGGCTACGAGTTTTACTTTGATTATCTTGACTTGCGTGAAGTCGTTCAAGAAATAGATATTGATGCAATTAAAGCTGAGAATGAATTGGTTTTAACAAAGCTAGATGACGCTATTGTTTACACCAGAGACATTAAAAACAATCTTCGAGATGATTTGCTTAAACTAGAAGGCTACATTGATAAGCTGGAAAAAAAGATTGAAACTTCCTCAGAACGCATAAAAACAACGCAAAGCTCTATAGACTTAGTATTAGAAGACGTTCTTAACCAAATGAACGAGGTGCAGAAAGACGTAACAGCCGCAATAAGAGAGGTTGAAACCTTAAATAGGGAGACAGAGAAGGATGTTCGTGATACAATGCGCGACATAGAAAACAGAATAGAAGAAGATATGCGTAAACTTGAAGAACAGTTAAATGAGAGATTACAGGAGGCTCTTGACAACCCGTTGTCTAATTGACCATTTTACAGTATGCTTTAGGAGAAAAATATTATGCCTGTCAAAAAGAAAAAAGCAAAAAGAGATGCTTGTTACAGAAAGGTAAAAGCTCGATACACTAGAAATGGTGGAACTTGGCCTAGCGCATATGGATCTGGCGCACTTGTAAGATGTAGAAAAGTTGGTGCAAAAAACTGGGGTAAAAAAAGTGCCAAAAAGAAAAAAAAGTAGTAGTAGTGATAGCCTTAGAAAGTGGTTTGGCCGTAATAAAGGAAAGGGCTGGGTTGATTGTAAGACTGGAAAGCCATGTGGCCGAAAGTCTAGAACTTCTAGTAAAAGAGGTTATCCTGCTTGCCGTCCGACGATGGCGCAATGTAAAAGTAAAACAGCAAAAGCAGCTGCAAAAAGAAAAACATCAGCTAAACGTGTGAATTGGAAAAGAAAGAAAAAATAATGGGTAAAAAACTACAGAAAAATAGTAAGTACGCAATGGCGGACGCTGATGGTGACGGAATTATCACTGATGACGAGATGGATCGTCACGAGCGTTGGATACGATTAGAGAATGAAGATAAGTTAGCTGATACCCAACGTATAATGGCGTGGATTGCAATGGTTGTAACGATTGTTGCGGTTATTGTCTTGTTGACTCCAGTTGTGGCTATAGACAGAGTTGCCACCGCGTCAGGTTTTTTAAACACATTTATTGTAGCTCAGTTAGGAGTTGTCGTTGGTTTTATGGGGGCTACAGCCTTATCTAAAACTAAATTAAAGTAAGGATAAAAAATGGCAGATGTTGCTAAAATTAAAAAAGTTATAAAGGGATTAAAAAAAGCATCTAAGTCTCACGCAAAACAAGCAAAGACATTAAAGTCTGTGCTAAAAAAAGGAAAAAGAAAAAAAACTAAAAAATAGGAGGATAATATGTTATCACTGTTAGGAGCAGCACTAGGGTTTGGTACTTCTATCATACCAAGTGTTCTTGATTTATTTCAACAACGTCAAAAAGACGCCCAAGAGCTTAAAATGCTTGAGGCCAAGGGTAAGTACGCAGCGCAATTATCATCTCTTAAATTAGACGAGCTAGATGCTAAGGCAGATATTGCAGAGGCAGAAGGTATATATAAAAGCATGGCAGCGGCAAACGCCAAGTCTGGATTTGCGGCAGCTTTATCAGGATCGGTACGACCAGTTGTAACATATTTATTTGTGGGTTTGTTTCTGACTGTAAAAATTAGTGGCTTATTCTATTCTATGAGTACAGGTGTTTCATTTAACGATGCGGCACAAGAAATTTGGAATGACGACACGAACCTATTGTTTACTTCTATTATCTCATTTTGGTTTGGGTCACGTCAGTTTGCTAAACTAAGGAAAAACCGTTAAGGTTGATTGTAAATTAAAACTTTGATACTTATTAGAAAACCAGGAGAAGTATTATGATGAAAGAAGTTGATGCAAAGAAAAACCCAGGGCTGGCAAAGCTTTCAAAGAAAGTTCGTAATAAAATGGGCTTTATGAAGGACGGTGGTGAAGTAAAGTATGAATACCGGGGGGGTGGTGAAGTAGATTTAGAAAAAATTGCTGATGATATTCGTCAAACAATGAAAGATCAGAAGATACAAGAAGGCATTGACAGCACTTCTCCTGAAGGCGAAGACGCCATATTTAGTAAGCGCAAAAAAGCAAAAACATACATGGGCGGTGGCATGGTTAAGTATGGTCACGGTGGAGATGTAAGTTCTGGTAGAGGTTGCGGAATTGCCACAAGCGGTAGAAAGTTTAGCGGTACATTTTAATGGCAACTATAATGATCAGTATTCTACCTGATGGATCTATTCCTGTTGATAAGATTAATCGAGGAGAAAATGGTGAGCCTTCTTGCCCTATCGCCACGCAAGATGCAGATATAAACGCTGAAAACAAAGAAGAAGCCGTTTTATCTGCTGATTACGGCGAAACTTTTGGTTTGGATGTATGTGGAAACTGCGCTTCATACAACCAAACCGAAGAAATATTAGAGTGTATTGGTGATGACTCTGGTGATTTAGGTTACTGTCAAATATGGAAATTTGTATGTGCATCAGCAAAAACTTGCAACAGCTGGTCTTCTGGTGGACCGATTGTTGATAGAGATTATAAAGATATTTTATAATGGATGTTGTAGACTTTGCAAAACATCTATATAAGAAGCTTCAACAGCGTGAAGATGATATCTCAACGGTGTTGATAAACGGAGGTGTTCAAAGTTACGAACAGTACCGCCATTTGGTAGGAGAGGCACAAGGACTCGCTTTTACCAGAAATGAAATTAAGTCCTTGCTGGAGAAAAACGCAGACGATGTCGAAGACCTTATACGTTCCTGACCATGTCGCGCAGAAAATTAAAACGGAGAAAGCAGCAAAGAGCGCAGCCTCTGTAGACGTTAATAGCGCATACGTCGATCCTAAAGAAAAGATCTTGGATCCGACTTTAATTGAAAAACCCCTAATAGATAGACTTCCGCAGCCTACTGGTTGGAGAGTTCTCGTTATGCCTTATCAGGGCAGAGAGAAAACAGACGGTGGTTTATTAGTACCAGATCACATTCGTGAGCGCGAAGCGTTAGCGACTGTAGTAGCCTATGTTTTAAAGGTTGGGCCTTTAGCATATTTAGATCCAAACAAATTTGGAGATAACCCAGAACCTTGGTGTAAAGAAGGAGAGTGGGTTTGTATTGGAAGATATGCTGGTTCAAGATTTAGAATAGAAGGTGGCGAGGTTCGAATTATCAATGACGATGAGGTTATTGCTAAAATATTTGAACCTGATGACATAAAACACATTTGAGGTACTAATTATGGCTGAAGCAGCAGAGAAAGTTATAGATGAAAATGAGGAAATTGAAGTCACAGTTGAGGACACTAAAACTTTGGTTAACTCTGAATCGGATCATGATTCCACTACGGCTGAAGTGGTGGTATCAGAAGAAGACACACAAAATCCTGAAGAACTTGATGATTACAGTAAGCGGGTTCAGAAAAGGATAAAAACGTTAACGGATAAATACAGAACAGAGGAACGGGACAGAGAAGAAGCTGTGCGGTTTGCTCAAACTGTAAAACAAGAAAACGATAAATTAAAAGAAAGGCTGACAAGTTTAGATAAAGGGTACTTAAATGAATACGGTACTCGGCTAGAATCTCAACTTGCAACAGCCAAACAAATCTACCGTGAAGCTCACGAAGCTGGTGATGTGGATAAGATGTTTGAGGCACAAAGTGCTTTGTCAAAGATATCTATCGAGCAAGAAAGATATAGACTAGCAAAACAGCGTCAAGATCAGACGAAAATGGAAAAAGCTCCAGTTGAGGGTGGCACACAAGTACAGGCAAATGCCCCCGTAGCAAATGCTCCACCTCCAAAAGCTGATCCAAAAGCTGAAAGTTGGGCACAAAAAAATGAGTGGTTTGGTCAAGATGAAGTTATGACTTATGCTGCTTTTGGTATTCATCGTAAGCTTGTTGAAGAAGAAGGGTTTGACCCGCAAGCAGATGAGTACTATAGTGAGATTGACAAGCGTATGAGAACCGAGTTTCCACAACGTTTCAACGCTGGTCGAAAAAACGGGGGAAGTGCCAGAGTCGCATCGGCTGATACTTCCGCATCCCGCACAACAAAACCCGGGCGCAGGACCGTCAAGTTATCACCCTCGCAAATCGCGATTGCTAAAAAACTTGGGGTTCCTTTAGAGGAGTACGCTAAGTATGTCAAAGATTGAGGAAAAGATAATGTCAGACAGAACAGAACGGTCACAACAAACCCGTGAAAATGATACACGGAGAAAACCTTGGGCACCCCCAAGCAGGCTAGAAGCCCCAGAACCCAAACCTGGGTATCAACATCGTTGGATTAGGACATCCCTTAGAGGTGACGACGATTCCATGAACGTTCACTCAAAGTTGCGTGAAGGTTGGGAACCCGTAAGAGCTGATGAGTATCCTAATGGTGACTTTGCTACTATCGAGGATGGGAAACACGCTGGGGTAATTGGTAACGGCGGGCTTATGCTTGCTAGAATACCTGAAGAAACAGTATCTGAGAGAACCGCATATTACCGGGATCGGACCCGTGATCAAATGACAGCTGTGGATCAAGACTTGATGAAGGAACAACACCCTTCAATGCCTATTGAAAATAGGAGATCAAGTCGAGTGAGCTTCGGTGGACGCGACCGCGACACTGAATAAATTCAACTGCTATATAGGAGCTAATTATGGCAAATTCTAACGGTTCCTTCGGTCTCCGACCGATTGGAAAGCTTGGTCAATCGACCAATTCTACCGGGATGACGGAATATCGCATAGCTTCTGATAACTCTAATCCAATTTACCAAGGCATGGCGGTTATACCGTTAGCTGCGGGTGTCATTGACGATCTACAAGCTGCGGCTGGTGGTAACGTCTCTATTGTAGGAGTTTTCGGAGGTTGTGAGTACGTTTCTTCAACAACGGGTGAGAAAATATTCTCAAATTACTGGCCTGGTTCTGGCGCGGACTCAAATTTCCCTGTCAAAGCCTTTTTGTACGATGATCCAAATCAATTGTTTGTAATTGCAACATCTAATGTTGTAGCTGCGGCAAATACTGAGGCGGAAGTTCGTGCAGCTGTATTCGCAAACATTGCTTTTGCAACGGGTAACAGTGGTTCTACAACTACTGGTATTTCTTCTGCAACAGCTGATTTGAATACAATCGCAACCACCAACACATTGGCGTTAAGAATTATGGGCATCCAAGATGATCCAGATAATTCTGACTTCACTGCTGCTGGTATCCCACTAATCGTTCGTATAAACAACCACTTCAATGCGCCTACTGGCTCTATTGCAGCGGGTACTGTTTCTACGACTGGCGTATAGGAGACTAAGCAATGGCTATATCACGCGCACAACTAGCGAAAGAGCTAGAGCCTGGTCTCAATGCCTTATTTGGCATGGAGTACTCCAGGTACGAGAACCAACACTCAGAGATTTTCACTACTGAATCTTCAGATCGTGCATTTGAAGAAGAAGTAATGTTATCTGGGTTTGGAGCCGCCCCGACTAAGTCGGAGGGTTCCGCTGTTAATTTCGACGATGCTAACGAAGCATATACGGCGAGATACAATCATGAGACAATCGCACTTGCGTTCTCTATTACAGAGGAAGCAGTTGAGGATAATCTCTATGATCGTCTATCTTCTCGTTATACTCGTGCACTCGCTCGATCAATGGCACACACTAAACAGGTGAAAGCCGCAGCAGTGTTAAACAACGCATTTACAGCTGGAGCATCAGCTGGAGGTGACGGAGTTGCACTTTGTGATGCCTCTCACCCTCTAACCAACGGTAGCACGTTTGCAAACGAGCCAAGTACAGCTGCTGATCTTAACGAAACTTCTTTGGAAGATTCTTTGATCAACATTGCTGGGTTTGTTGATGAGCGTGGTCTGAAAGTGGCACTACGTGGCATGAAACTTGTTATTCCTCGTCAGCTTCAATTTGTTGCTGAAAGAATAATGACTTCTAACCTTCGTGTTGGTACAGCAGACAATGACACTAACGCTATGCGCTCAATGGGAATGCTTCCAGAGGGTTATGCCGTTAATGACTTCTTGACCGATACAGATGCTTTCTTTGTGATGACTGACGCTCCACGCGGAATGATTCATTTTGAAAGAACAGCGCTATCCACAAATATGGAAGCTGACTTTGATACAGGAAATATGAGATTTAAAGCAAGAGAAAGATATTCTTTTGGTTTCTCAGACCCTCGTTGTATCTTCGGCTCACCGGGAGCGTAATTCCGTATGCCTTATGGAACTATTTGGGGCGGCTTTTGTCGCCCCTTTTTTATTTAACAAGGAGAAAGTAAATGGATTGGATTAAAGGAAGACTAAAAGAGCCTTCAAGTTATGGAGCTGCAGCTGTTGTTGGCGTTGGGTTAGGCATTTTGCTTAGTATGCCAATATTAACTTGGGCAGGTATAGTATGTGCTATATTTGGATTAGTTCTTAAAGAGAAATCAAGCGAATAAGTCTAAGAATACTTAACCTCTTTCTTTTTGTTACAAGGTGGTGTATCGTAAAAGCACCTTGACAGTTGCATTCCGCAGCTGACATTTGCCAAGACAAGGAGATTGATATGGCTAATACAACATTTAGCGGTCCAGTCCGCTCTGAAACCACACTTAAAACGATAAGCAAG